TTTGAATCGCTTTTGGCTCACATCTTCTGCGGTCGGCGATAGGGGTATAGATATCTTTCTCCACGGCCTGCAGGCGGTCTTCCTGCTCACAGACCAGCTCAAGACACTGGCACAGGATACTGTAGACGCTCAGATTGCGTGTGATGCCCATCGGGCGCAGCAAATCATTGACCTGAGTGGACAATTCGGAAACGATCATAGTTGACACATCCTTTCTATGCGTCAACTCTAACCGAAAAATACTTAAAATTTACCAATTACGTCGATATACGTCGTAAAGCGTCGAAACATGCCAAACAAAAACAGCCCCGAGGAACCGTCAGGCTCCCCGGGGCTGCTGCTATGTATGGGATTACCGCTTGATACAGCGGTTCGTCAGCTTGCCGTATACATCCTCGTACAGCTCCTGCTTATCGCCGTTGTAGGTGTACTCAGCATAGATTCCGTCACCTGCCACGGTGGTGGACAGCAATGCCTTATAGTTCTGGAGTGTCTTGCAGGCCCACACCACAAAGACATTTTCGAGGGTGATCTTCGTCTCACGGTGGGCGTTGTACCACTCGACCAGTGCATTTTTGCAGATGCTTTCATATTCGGCCATGCCAGTAATAATCACGTCTGCGTCTCCTTTACTTCCCCTGTGCCTTCAGCTTGTCGTAGGTCTGGTCTGCCTGAAGGGCTGCGGGGGTGAAGCTGTTGTTCTTCCACCACGCGACCAGCGCGGCCACGGTGGTGATACCGGCGGG